CTTGCGTTACTGCACCATCTGGTAATCCAGTATGCAGCAGCGCAAGTCGTATCTAAGAAGGGCCAGGCCCCCTCAGGCTGGCACTCCGGGCCACTTCCCTTCAACGATTATCTCGTGTTGGGAGATGACATGGTTGTTGCCTGTCCTGAGGTGGCGAGCGAGTATCAAGAGTTCTGTTCCAGTCATGGGATAGAGCTTTCGCTCTCAAAATCTTTCATTTCTGGTCGAGGTTTCTTTAACTTCGCTTTCCAGAGTGTGCTAGGGGCGGAGAATGTGTCGCCTGCGTCATGCAGAGAACACTTGTCCGTTTCTAACTTGACAGCTCGAGTTTCCCAACTACAGAATTTGGTATCAAAAGGTTTCTTAACGAAACCGGACGGTAGCACGACTGTTAGTGTGGGAGACCTTCTGAGGGGCCTCTTCAACCCAACAGCCTACAAGTTGTTGATTAGGCCATCTCTAACGGCTGGAGTTGTTACAACTCCTATCCGATTGGGGATCACGGCACTGGCGTCCTTTAAGAAGTTTCCTTCATTAAAGTTGACCAGCCCGATCCGTATGCCTTGGCTGACCTCCATTACTGGAGTTTCAAGCCAAGTACGGGCGATCTGGTACAATCAGATGAAGCCGCTCGAGCTGGGTGAGCTACAGCTCTTGGCCCGAGGGACCATAGGAATCTTACGATCCCTAGTCGCTTCCCTGAGAGGGGTTGCGATCGCAGAGAACTGCGAGATCCTTCGGTTGCGCCTCTTGTTCCCACCTTGGGACCCCGTACTGAAGACCCACTCCCCGGAAGGGAAGAGAAGTCCAGGTATGAGGTACTTTGGTGGTAACGAGTCGTCACCAAGTGCTGACGCTCATGCACTTACAGCTAAGTCACTTCTGCTAGAGGAGTATAATAATACACTTTCTCTAGAGTATGAAGGGACGTTCACTGTGAGTACATTGTTCACCGACCGCGACAAGCTGCAAGAAGCCATAATTGGCGACCTAGAGCTCATCTTGGAATTGGTGAAGATTCCAGGTCTCCGGGGTAACCCGGAGGATCTAGCAGCCAACAAGCTAACAGCTCCCTGGCTGGATATCCTGGAACCCTCGGCGGAAGCCGGAGGTTACTGGGGTTCCCCTGGGTGGCTTATTGCACGCTTATCTAAAGAAATAGACAAGGCCAATAAGAAAGACCAACGAAGGGTAGACGGTAACCTGG